CTCAATGGCTCTAACTCGGTTAAAGAAATTTAACCCAGATTTAAGCCCTGAGAAGGGAAGGACCACCTCATCTTCTTTGAACGGATCGAAGATTGGAGGGACTAAATTGTCCACTTCAAACTTCCCATAGATATACTCAACAATTTGTTGTAAACGGTCGTTAGTACGACCGAAGTGTATCAATGGTTCGTTAAAGAAGAATCTACGGACTGGTGTACCAAACTCGATCTCATCTCTGGATTGAGAAAGGAGATCTAATATATGAAATTTTATATTTCGTATAAAGGTCCGACCTTCCTCTTCCAGGATATATCCTGTGTAAGGATCTCAGAGAGCAGTTTTAGTTAAAACTGTTCCTGAGTCTATTAATCTAGAGCCTCATTCACGAACATCATGTTCATGAAGAGCCTGATCAATAGAAGAGATCAAAGAGTCTAATCGTACCGATAGTAGCGCATCATTGATCATCAAATTATTTGATGACAATCGTCCACTATTGGCGGGAACGAACCCAAATGGTCCAAGTATGGTTCAAAGAACGTCCGATTTTATCTTGTTAGATAAAGTCGGTACTTTCTTTGAGAACATACCGTTAATTATTTCTTCGTCTAAGTAATAACCTTTGTTTACTAAATCTAGTAAAACCGAGGTTATACCTCCTTTAGCTCTAATAGCTACAAGGAGATTCTTAGGTCCGATACCAGAAACATCTTCACCATTGGTAATGATTCGTTTCGCGAATTCAAATGAATTCGGAGACACCATAGATTTTGATAAATTAATATCAACTCCTAAGGTATCAACCATTATATGGTGATAGCTTTCTGCTACCGATTGGTCAGCAATAACAATATCATCTCCTAATAAGGCGTAGTTATCAAAAGTAGGTTTTCCTACTCTGATAGCTGCTAACCTCACTATGAAGTGATGTGTTAAAGCTAACATGGCTCAAGAGCTTAAAGCTCCCATAGCCTGACCAACGGAATAATTAACTGTTGTGTCTTCTGAGATATACATCTTAGTTGACGCATCACAGACCAGGGTTCATTCTCTCTGAGTCATGACATTATATCATGATTCAGCGAAAGACTCTCCTATTATAGAGGATAAAATATCCTTCTGTAATAGGGCAGGTAGTCTGTCAGTAGCAGCGGAAAGATCGTAAGAATAAAAGCCTTTAATCTCACCTTCCTTATAAAGAGATATTAATCTCTCTAAAGGACGGCTTTGATTAAAAGTACCATCCATGGGGATATCTTTCAATATTGAAAAGATAGCATCATGTAATGGTTTCATAGCAGATTGTGTAATCACATCTGTTATGGCAAATATTCTGATCTTTCCAGCCGGTTCTTGTTTAAGAGATAATCTTCCAAGGTAAGGTTTACGCTTTTCCTCATATCTGAGGGAAGGTATACACATTAACTTGTCATCGAAGTTACTAATCAATCATGATTCAGTAAATTCGTTGAAGATTAAATCGTAGAACTCCTGTCCCCCATTCTGCATTGTCAAGAACTTACGAAGTTCATGAAACAATGGAATGTTTTCGGGAAGGAGTCATGCAGAGATATCTCTAAAGATACCCTGCATAGAAGAACGGTGATTAGGTCCTGCGGCACCAGAGAAAACCAACTTAATACGTCCAAGTTCCACTCTTTTGATGTGGAATGACGTTTTAAGTGATTTCATGACATCAGCTATCTCTCATTGCGGAAAGCTTTGAGATTGACCTTTAAAAGGGTCAGTGATAGTGGACAATTTTAATTGTCCCTTGATATCAATTACTCTGAAAACCGAAAGGACTGTAAGGACTACACGAATAGATTTAGGGTCTTTAAGTCTTAATTTAGATCTTAAAGGTCCCGGAATCATCCGAGGTAGTCCTCCCGTAAGGTCCACTGGTATACCTTCTGAAAGGTGTACTAGTGTACCAGCTATGAAATGATGGACGATTCTTAAACATTCTTTTAAGTACAAAACGGTAAATTTCTTACCATTTGTCTTAATAAGACGTTCAATAGAACATCCTCATCTCATTAGCAGATTACGGTCTTCACCTAGGCATCAACTCAAGAGTAACAGTCAGTGTGTCATCATCTTAAAAGATGATAACATTTTAACTGACCCTACTCGAGGAGATCTGATTCTACTTAGTTTTCGCATATAATAATTTAAATATTGTTATACGGGAAAGCTGATCTATGATCAGGTCTCGCTGCACCTACACGTGTTATACACGTATCATTTCCATCACTGGATATGAATACCACCGTATATCATGATAGTAGGCTGACCAGAACATCATCGAAAGATGATGTCGGCGTGCATGGGAACTTGCTTCTTATGCACACGACTACCCGGCACTCCCGAAGGAGTGGGGATTATCCCCCAAAAGGGATAACCTGGGCATGCGTATGCA